TTCGCCTTTCATAATATTTGTTTTTTCATGATATTTATGTATTTATTTCACCCAGATGTTAGTCCAGTCCCTGCGGATATCAGAAGATCTTATTGGTTTACCAATAACGCGCTTATAAGCTTTTTGTATAGCTTCTCTTTCGGTCTGAGCATCAACACTCATCTCGATATCTCGAGTGATACTAACAATTACTTTAAATTTTTTCATGATTGTTTTTTAATTTTTTGTTGTTTATAATCCTCCATAACCAGCCATGATTTAACAAGCTCACGCCTGATGTTCCACGGCCAGTCGCATTGGACAATGATTTTAGAATCGTCGGGGAACCATGCGGTCCAAACCCGTTTAAAAGTTCTGGCACGATCCCACCTAACGGTGTAACATTTCTTCTGACCGTTAGGTAGGATTAAGATTTTAACCTGCTCCATTTTACTTCTTTTTATCCGGAACTGGAGTTGAGGCTGGATGAGGATGACCTGCCTTTTGATTGACTTTGCAGGCATCTACCATGTTATTGTAGGCCCCCACGGTGTCTACTTTGAACATGACGGCTACTAGCATATTTAATTGCTTTAAGATAGCCGGAGGAGTCTTAGCAGGCTGACTCTCGGCGTGAATCTTGGCAATAGCTGCTAACAGCAGTTTGCCTTCATCAGTGTTGATGTTGATCGATTGAATGTCTTTAATCATAACGTTTTGCTTTTTAGCGGTTAATCCCGATCATCCCATGTATAATTCCAATACCCGGGTTCCTTCACCCCTTTTGCAATTTTAGGTACTGATGTCTTCCAGAGATCCGGTCCATTACCGTCTGTGAATACTTTGAGATTTAAAGTAGTTTCTCCCCATGCGGCTACTACAACTGCCGGAAGAGAATCAGAAGTGTTGCCATGATCAGCTATACCCCTCTTTTCTTCTTCTGTCGGGTAATATATTACCATATCCCCGATTGTTGGAATTGATTTCATAATTAATTGATTTTTAAAGATTTATACTCCATGTTCATCTACCATTTTCTGTATATCTGGTAGCCCAAGTTCGGGATTTACTACTCCCGGTACACGCTTAGTTGATTCGATGTAAGATTTTTTAAGTACTTCCTCAATCAAAAGCATAGCCTCATCTATACTTTTTACGGTTTGTTTAGTACGTAAATTTACCTTGAGATCCTTTAATGTACCAAGAAGTATATGCCTGATATTTATACATCGTTGAACTCGTAATTCTGGTCCATTTATTCTCACAATAGTTTTATGGAGTATTTCCATTATACGTGTTAATACTCCCACCAATTTACCTCTCTTATGTACAATGACTCCCAGAACCGCTACACCACATCCCAGTAAAGTGATGATGATCAATAATACTGTTGTAATAATCATAACGTTTTGCTTTTTGGTTTATATTTAAAATATTGCTTAATCCGATCAAAATAAATTTCCTGTTTGGTACGATATCTCAGTTCCCCCGGAAATTTTCGTAGATTCCATGGACTATCCGGACTATCTTCCAGCACTGTCTTTTTACTGATTGCGATCACTTTAATATTTATGAATTCAATATACGCCCCGATTCCGGGGCCTCTTTCACTGAAGAAGGTCCATCCCATCCTATATGTAAATCAAGATGAGTGATCCGTGATTCAATGTCTCCGATTAATATAGTACAATCCTCATAAATTCGTTTAATCTCTTGCAAAGGAGGTACTGGTTCTTGTTTTTCGGCTGGGGGAGCACTCGTAGCATATGACGGGTTAAGTTTTATTATAACCGAATTCATATGCTCCTTACAAGAACATAACTGTCCTTCGAGTGATTTGATTGCCTTTACAGCATCTTCTACTGTAGGCATTCTGTCTGATGATCCTTCCATATCTAATTGATTTATTGCTGTCCGGAGTTCGCAGGAATGCTTAAGATTATCTATCATTTTCCGCATCTCCCGGGCGATTAGTAATTCATATTTTGAAAATCGTTCTTGCCGTTCTTGGTCTTCTTGTTGCTGTTGTATATAATTTTGTTTTTTCATTAATGATTAATGAAATGAATTTTGATTCCTACTCGATTATATCCAAAGTGGTATTTATGCTTCTCAATTGAGTGAGAGCATAGATGCCCTGCATGGATAGAAATATTTTTAAACTGGTACTCTAATTCTAAGCTGTATGTAATCTGCCGGGGATTATACTTGTAGAATTTAACAGGCACAAAATGTGTGAAGATGTCGCTATCCAAAGTAAAATTTTTCCATCCACATTCGAAAGTCAAGTTGGAGTATAGATTACGCCTCAGATAATCACTCTGAATAAATTCTTCATTATCCCCTACCAGAAACAAAGTTTGATCACTATACCCTAAATCAAGATATGAATCAAACGTAAGCTTCTCCTGAGCTAAGCCGGATATAGATACGGCTAGTAATATAAATAACAATAATTTTTTCATGGTATCCTAGCTCTAAACAAGTTATACAGGTCATCTATAGCGACATCAACTCGTCCAGAGGCGTGATCATCCTCTTTCAGATTAATAAGCAGATCCTGCTCAACAAGCATCTCCAAATGTATTCGGATCTGTTTACGTAATTTCTGTTCTGTTTCTACATCTTTTTCCGGCATTACTTTACAATACCCATCGATGAACTTGAGGAAATCGATCAGGTAATCGTCAAGGTTAATCACCCCACCCTCTCTAGCATAGACTAGAGTATGTACATGAGTCCTGTGAATGAAATCATGTACCAGCGCTATACGAGCTGTTTTAGTCATAGATGTTTTGAGCTTATCTAAGTTGAGTACCATAATTATACGTTTATGCCCCAATTCCTCTGAAGAGTATCCCAATACCATTTCCAGATAGGGCTGTTTAACATAAGTTTATATCGGTGATCTGTATCCATCTCATTGGCTTTGCCTTGATATTCGAACCGAGTGAATGAACTACCATCGCTGGTAGGCATAATCGTATTGAGCCTATCTTCGGTGTACTTTCCCCCTAGATCCAAACACAAGCGCATTCTGTACCCCTGAGAGTTCTTAAACGAATTAAAGTCACATACCATCTTGTTAGTTAAGAAGTTAGTAGTCCCGAACGCTTCTTGCATAATCTTTTTCCAGACGTTGATTTGTTGATCTAAATGATCATCATCAACGATAATTCCATGGCCCGGTACGATTATCCATGTCAGGTAAGAAGCAAACCAGTTAAAAAGATCTCTATGTACAATTATATGAATATCATCTTTACTCGGCTCATTCATATGAGGATTGATCTGTTTAGCTAATTCATAAGTAAAATATCCCGGAGGATATCCTTCCAGCTTAACTATAGGCCCGAGGCCCCACGACTCCAGCTGGTTAGCTATGAAGTTGTGGCCGGATCTGGATTGTGCGGTAATGTATATGTTTCTCACGGTGTCTTAATGTTTACGAATTGATCGTTAATAAAAGTGAGATTCGGTCCAAATATCCTATCAGAGTCGCTTGAAGCTTATCGATCTTCTCTTCCATTCGAATTAACCGGGGAATAACACCTTCAAATTTAGGCTCATCATCCGGCTGCTGAAATTTAAATTTCCAACTTAAGTCCGGATTAGTTTTAGCCAGTCTTTTTAAGAATCTATCGAGATCAGTAACATTTCCTTGTGTAAGATTTTCAATTTGTGCCATAATTAAATGTTTTATTCTGATGTGCTTAATACGTTAATACCTGCATGCTCAGGACGTTCTAATACGAATAGCCAGTGATCCAGTACGTTTATTTTTTGAAGGCCAGATATCTCATCACGACCTAAAGCTCCCATACTCATAAAGTTTGAGATTTCTTCGTTTAGCATATAGCTATGATTAGTATCTACTATAATGTACATAGGCTTGTATAGGACTACTAAAGAGTGTCTTACCTCCTGTGCGATGAAGTTAATCATCGGAAGATCTCCCTGCTCACGGAGTACTTTGTGTTTTTCTTTACTTAGTTCCATCGGTTAATTTTAATTGAAAGTTAGTAAGTTTAAGATCAGTTATGTTATCTACTTGTTCAACCAAGTTATCCAAGGCTTTAGCACTGCCTATCTGGATCTTCATGATCAAAGTTCGTTTAAGGGCTTCTAAATCTGCTATTTGTTTTTCAATATCATCCTTGATATGCTCATACTGCTCTAACTCTTTTTGATAAGCTTCAGGAATTATAAACAGCTCTTCCGGTACTAACTGAACATAGCTAAGGCTCTTTCTTCGATAAGACTCTTCACTCTCTATTAAGGCATCCCCTGATCCGAATTTAAGGACTCTTTCCCTCATTAATTTCTTTAATTGATCTATGTCAGCAAACTCAATACTATTATCTAGGAAAGCAGCTATCAGGTAATTATTCAGGGAAGGCTTTTTAGGTATTTGATCTTTAAGAACTTCAACCTGTTTCCTGTAGGTAAAATCTATTTGTTCGACTAAATATTGGCGTTGTGCTTGATTCATAATTTATTTTGTTCATACACCCATTGAGGCATAGTAGCAATCAGATTGTCCGGATCTGAAGCATCATAGTCACATAAAGATTTTGGACACCAGAATTGCTTAGCATAACCCATCTCTTCGATCCTGACTAAGAATGCTAATTCTGTCTCAGCTACAATTTTAATAATGTCAATGGTTATTATTTCCTGTGATTGGTCTGCCATCTGATTGATATTTAAGGCCGCAGCCGAAACTGCGGCCACCGGGGTTATTTATTTTTTCTTAGCTACAGGCTTTTTAGCCTTTGGGTCTGGCTTTGGAGCTGGTTGCTCTTCAGACTTCTCTTCTATAACAGTATCAGGAACAGCGTCAGAAACATCTTCAGAGGCAGCTTTCGCTTGATCAGAATGTGTGCCGCCTAAAAATTCTATCTTTATAGGGCCATCAATAACTGGTTCTACTTGCTCATCAATAAGAGCTGCAGCATCTGTAGTATCATCTGCTGGTTTCTCAATGACCTCACCTGAACCTGCATTCTCACCTAAAAGAGCATCACTCGTAGATCCCGGCTTAGGTGCCTTCATTGTATCTAAATCTTCCGGCCTAGCTGGCTCCACTGGCTCAAGATCAGATCCTGCTGGAGGAATAGGGACATGATGTATATCTCCATCATCAGGAGGTTCAGATGCCTGTATAAACTCTTGAGCTTTCGGCTTAGCTAATGCTTCCTTTAATGCTGCATCCGGATCACCTTCAAAAGGACCTTCAGGCTTTACTTTTTCAGCTGTGCTGAGTATCTCAAGTTCATCCATCGTTGCATGGAATTTCTTTGCATCATCCTCAGTTATAGGCTGCATATCAAATGGACGGTATCCGAGGGCCCCACCAAGAGAGTTCACGATAGCAAGGAATAAAACACTTTTTAGCTGGGCTGGCATAGGTAATTCTTCGAAAGGTACTAGATCCGGATGAGTTTTCTTCTTCCAGTTAATATTTTCTCCTTTCTCATAACCCATATCCAATCGATCTTTAACCCACTGTAAATGGGAGAGCTTAGCAGATACGATTTTTTGTTTCATCGTGTTCCTCACTGCCTGAATAAGATTTAATTTCAAATCCTCCGGATATTCTTCCCATGGGGGATTGAATGGCTTACCACCAACAATCTTAGAGAATTCCCGGTTTGCAGCATACGCTACTGCCGCGACAATGCGGTACTGCTCTTCTTCTGTTACTTTACTAAAATCCATAGTTTCCATAATAAAAATATTTAATTATTTAACATCTAATGTTTACGACCTACTGGATTGTCAGGATGATCCTTATTCCAGATCCGGGCGGCTTTTGTTTCCGCTGCTTTTTCAGAGAGTCCTTGCTCTATGAATTCGCGCTTCATTTTAAGATAACCTGCTGGCATTTTAATTAATTTTAATGAAAATTAAACTTTTACATTCTGTGCATCTATATGCTTTACTCCTATTTTCTGTGTACCAATAACCCCCACAACGATAATACTTAAAATCCCCTGTCACTTCATGATGACAATTGCAGCATCTCAATACCATATAATTGCATAATCTCTTCAGCGGTAAACTTCATATTTACATGGACAAATCCATTTTTATCTTCTATAAGTGCATGATATTTATCTGATGCTACTGTCGGAAATATAGTTAAGCAATATTGATCATCAACCCAGAAGGTTCGTAATGACCGACTGCTGGGAGATTCTATCCATTTAAATCCTTGTAATTGTATCATACTTAAATTATTAAATAAAAAGAAAGCGGGAGATGTTTAGCCCTTTTTTGGCTGATCCTTCTGATCCGGTAATTTAGGTACCACAATCTCGGGAAGGTTAAACTCTCTCGCTTTCGGCATCCCATCATGTTCCACACGATCTATTTCATTGTTAAGCCATGCTTGTGCTTTAACGAGGGATGTATACGTATTAAATATTAATGCCTGTCTAATAGTAGCATCTAGTTGCTTATCAGCAAGTATAAGGTTTGCTACCTCCAGTACTAACTTGTCAACTTCTATTTCGAGATTAACTACTTGATTATTATAAGTAGCTTTGTTCCAATGCTTATCCTTAATATGAATATCCGGATATACAAGCTTACCACTGGGTCCTCCCATCAAATCTATTAATGCGTTAAGTAGCATATTTATTGCTCCCAGTTCATCCATAGCAGTTATAATATTTAATGAGTGCCTGCTACGACTCAGGTAAGTAAGTTCTTTATGAAGATTATCAATGAAATCAGCATAATTACGGGTATTCTCAAACAAAGTCTGCTGTTCAGGCGGGGATAGTTTTTTGAATTCTTCCTCATTATTAATCTGCCCATGAAATAAATTATACTGATCCATGGCACATTTAGTTATAGCATCATATTGTGTAAATATTTCAGCATTATAATCTAAGCGATTAGCAAACGTGTAGATAGCACCACTGGTAGCTTGAATGCGTTCAATTTGTGTTTTATCCATCTTGTAAATTTAAAAAACATACCCCCGGTCTGTGAAACCGGGGGCTCCTGTTATGCTGCAATTCTGTGCTGGATAGCAGGAATTAGTTGTCTAACTTTGCCAGTTAGCGGCTTTTGATCTCTCCTGATACCTTACTTATAAGCTGTCAAAACCAGTCAGCCCCAAAACCCCGGCTACCCCTTTCAGGACCGGGTAAAATAGAAGAGAAAATTCGTTTAAAGGGGATACCGTAGTACCCCCTTTTAGGAAAAACAAGATCCCGCTTGTGCGGTTTCCCTAACCATTACCCGGATATACTAGTTTTTGCGCCAATATATTACCATAATTTAAGGGTTGGATTTCTTGTGGAGCTGGAGGGAATCGAACCCTCGTCCAAACTTACTTTCTAATATCGATCAACGAAATCAAAGAACGTATATAGGTTTAAATAAATCCGGATTAGCATACATCATATCATGATGCAATAACATATTACTGCCTCCTTCATGCCATTTAGACTTAATTGTAGCAATGTCATCATCAGTAAACCTAATAATGGTACCCGGCTTATTCCCCATGACTATATATTGTAACTCTACAGCTATCGGTCTTCGGTCTGGAAAATAAGGATGTGGGTATATATCATTTTGACTAACTGTCTTTTGAGTACCATTTGGAAAGTCTGGTCCTACTATTATAGCTTTATTACCTTTGCGCTTATAATATTTAATTATGGTGTATTTATCGTTGCTATCTTTAAGGTACACTGTACTAGCTTCTTTCTGCTGGTACTTCCGAAGATCTGCAAATGACTTCATTTGTTTAAAATTTCTACGAACTTAGAACATCTAAATGAGACTTCCAAATTTTAGGCTCAATTTATAATCATTTTAAATAACGACGGCAAGTTTAGAGAGCGTTTTTAAATCTTATAATTCTTTTTTCTTAATTCATTGATAATCATCCCCCTTTAATATAATATATATTATATATTATATTAAAGGGTTATATCTTTAATATTGGGAAAATTTGACTACGTGTCATATGCGAAGGAAAAGCATTGGGATGCAGGCTGACGGAGGTTAAAAGTATACGTTTTTTGTATACGGGGTACGTTGTTGATTTAAAGTTAGTTATAGAGGTTTTTTTGGGTGTATACATTACACGTGTTAAAATGTATACATTTATTTTTGGTTATGTTATTTGAATGATCTACTTTTGTTTTATGGGTAAACCAGTTTTAACGGTACGGATCTCTCAGGATGCAATTATATTGCTGGAGGCTCTTATGAAGACGCAGAGGCTAAAGAGGTCTGCGGTTATTGAGATGGCTATACGGTCATTTCATTCTGAAAGGGCTGATGTAGTTGTTGGATCGTTGAAAGATAGCGTTGAGAAGCATTTAGGAATCGGGAGTAAATCCCCGGCTCAACCTGCATTTCATCTGAATGATGAGATTGTAAAGGCTGGTAATAGGTATGTCAAAAAGGGTGAGATGGCAGATCCCAGACTTGGGGAGAATATAGATGTTCGAGGCGTGATGAGGGCTTTCAGGCAGAAGGCTCGTGGTAAGGACTATGATTTGGAGATGGAGCCTTATTTCGAAATACTTACCGAAGATTTTAAAAAACAAGTACTAATAAATGGCTGATAGCTTAGAATTTGAGTTATTACCTTATTTAGAACAGATTGCAGACGTATGCATTGGAAACACCTCTCCTGATAATGTAGGGGCAGGGGAATTATCGACCCTGCCCGAAACATTAGCCCTTATTCAGTACAATCAGAAAAACAAAGAGTATGCTAAACATGGTATCCGTAAGGTTCAGATACTGGAGGATATGGTGGTAAGGTTACGTAATCAGTTGGAAATGTTATCCAAGAAACAGGAATTGGGGCAGGTTAAATCAGATTAGTATGGCGAATGTGCAGTTAGATACCGCAAAAAGGAAATATTTGGAATACCTATATTCTCAATATGTTAAGGGAGTATTAGATAGGGAGAAGATTGAGATGTTGAGGCGGGAAGGATTTATCAGGGATGCGGCTAAAATGGGCCGTCCGAAAGGTGCGGTACCTATCTATAAGAAAGAAGTAGCTTTAGGAGTTAAGTGGGACCTTGATCCATTCACTTCTCCGGAAGTATATGCCAGATTTCGTGAGAATATTACCCGAGAGAACTGGATGCCGGATAATGGGGTTTTGTATCATAATGAGGATTTCGTGAATTGGATCAATTCAATGGTTTACGGGATTTACCCTCATCGGATTAAGTATGATAAGTTTGAACGGTATAAGGCGCAGGCGTATAGGTGGTTACAGGAAGGTGATAATATAACGGATTATCGGACTGATGAATCTAGGCGGGAGTACGTGTTCAGGGAAATGGACCGGATCAAAGAGAATACCCTTTATTTTGCTAATAAGTACGGAGAATTGAAGGAGGGTGATATTGAGTCTGGGATGATCAAGTACAAAGCTAAGGACCATCATGCTGTTATTTATTATTTATTTGATTGCGGATATAATGTAATAGGTGGAAAAGGTCGGCAGATCGGATTTACTTCGGCTTTGGGTTTATGCGCAATCAAGAAAATGATTAGCCAGAATAATTACTACATTAAGTTTATTGCTGAGGATAAAGATACTACCGAAGAAATTTTTAATGATAAGATCAAATATCCATTTGGTGCATTAGCCAGATGGTCACAACCTCCCGTAAAAAGTGATAGCGGTACCCGGTTTTGGTTATCGGATAAACCAGCTAAAGGTAAAAAAGGATATCCGAATAGTCGGATTGATGTGGTTGCTCCAAAGACGACTGCTATTAACGGTGGATCTCCCCAGTTGGCTTTAATTGATGAGATTGGTAATATTTCGATATTAGGGGCTATGTTGAACGAGGGTAGGCCTACTATGTTTTGGAATGACCCAGTAACCGGGGAGTTTAAATTGAAGCGTCAGGTATGGATGTGGGGAACTGGCGGGTCGATGGAAAAAGGTAAAGGCGCATATGAAAAAGAATGGTACCGGATTTTGGGTTTATGGGAGGCTAAAATGTATGAGAGTGGTTTTGTGCCATTGTTTTTCAGTTGGCATGTGAGGTTGAATAAGGATGAGTATGAGAAGGAGAGGAATTGGTATTATGGGGCCCGGGCTGTTGAGAAAGATTTGGATTTGGAGACTTCTAAGGTTCAGTTTCATCAGCATTATCCTACCAGTTTTAAGGATATGTTTATGGCTAGTGCTAATACATTGGTTTCTAGGGAGATAATTGAGGGGGGCATGGATAGGTGTCGAGCGTTAGGCCCGCAGTTACAGCCTATATATGGATATTTTGAGCCTATTTATGATTATTCTAGTCCTATGCCTCCGGAGAGTGATGTACCTTATCGAATAATAGATGCGGTATTTGTGGCTGTGGATGATAATGATCCGGATTATAAAGCGTCGGTGATCATGTTTCAGCGTCCGGAGCAAGGATGGACGAATCGATATTGGCAAGGCACTGACCCGATATCCACTGAGACAGGTCATTCAAAGCAGTCTAGTGTTATCTGGGATGATTATCAGAAAACAATATCAGCTCTTTTAAATTACAGGAAGCAGCATGATCATAAGTATGTATTCCTGCAAACTGTTTTACTCGGATTGTATTATGATATGACTCAAGGGCGTAAAACTGGGGTAAAAGAGTTAGTTGAGGCTAATATTGGTACTAATTACATAGATTATAAAGAGGCGAAAGGTTTTCTTAATTCATTAATATTTAACGCACAACTACCTGATAAGGTGATGGGGGGAGCCCGGGATATAGGCATTGATAACAAGGGGAACAGGGCAGATGCGATTGTCGAATATTTGACCGAAGTTATACGCGCATATCATAAACGCATTTTTATTTCGGTTATCTTCGATCAATTAACTACCTTTGTATATGAAATTAAACCTACAACCGGAAGAGAGAGTTGGGGGCCGCAGAATAAGCTATTGCATTATGATGATGCGTTGTATGGATTAGCGTATGCGTATATTGGACGATTGGCATGTTCGCATGTGAGATGTTATAGGAATGATGCTATGAATGTTCAGATGCGGATAAGGTATAAACTGGTACGTGATGCGGATTATAATTTGATAAGAATACCTGTTCGGGAAGCGACAATAAATACAAAACAAAATGCCGAACACAGCAAGGCTCTTCGATCCTACGGGGATCAAGCCTGAAGATTATCGTAGTAAATATCCGGAATTAAAAAGGATTCCGGAATTCGGTACATTATCGGCTTCGGCCTTAATGTTTGTGTGGTATTATGCAAATCCTACTTCTATGCTCATGGGGGAAGGGGATGATTTTATCAGGGTCCGGAGGGCCTTAGAAGAATCAAAATATAACCCCGGAAAAAATCTGAGAGAAGATTTATTAAAGTTACACTTTCCTAATGATATTGCGGTTGCTATTGATAGGATGGCCCGGATGAGGGCTGATTCTAGGGTGAGGGCTAACTTAATGATACAGAATGTGATAGAGCATTATGAGACTATTATTAAATGTGGTCCGGAGGATTATAAGGATAAGGATGGGACAGTGGACAGGAAAAAATATGTGGATACGACAGCTAAGATTGTAGAGGAGTTACCTAAGTTGATTGAGAGAATGGAGGAAGGTTTTGGTATTTCTACCCGCACTGAGGATGAGGATGGGGCATTCGGCGGAGTAAATTTAAGTGAGTATTACCGTTCACACGATAATTAAAAGCTATGCTATATTTAATAGGAACTAAACAAACAAAACCAAACCGAATTGAGACATCGGAGTTGGAGAAAAATCGTCAATACCATG